CATTTATATCTTTTTCAAAAGATTCTATCTTGTTTGATGTAATCCCTAGCGTATAAATAAAAGTGCCTAGAATCGTTAATATTGTTAGTGATGTTCCGATTATGTTTTTATCCATCATCGTTATTCTTCTTTCCCTAATTCAAAATGAGGTCGATCCTTAAAATCAGTATCTTTTATTTCAAAGTCACCATTCCAATCATTACCCCATATTAATTTTACTCCCATCTGCTTTGCTGTGCCTAGAACATATCCTGCAAAGTAAGCAAATCGTTCGTATTCTTTCCATCTGCCTTTTATCGGATAAGGAACGACATCAACAGCACGAGAAGGCTTACTATTATGACGACCATTAGGGTATTTAACCTTTGAGTTCCCTCGTTCAAAGGCTTCATCTTGTTCTTTTTTTCCTCTGTGTCCTTTGAGAACTGAGCAATCCACGAATTGAATAACTTCATTGAATACCTCTTGTAGTTTGGGATGACAAGTGGCTAATTGTTCCCTTGATTTCTTTCCAAAGCTAGGCATTATTATCAATAACAATTAATGTGAATATTTGTTGTCCGAATGATGTGCAAGTGATATTTAAATTAGATGTTCCGTCTATTGTTCCACCATTTGCAGTAATCCAATCTTGGACATCTTCAGGGAGAACTCCATCTGCATCTCCTGATGCTCCTACTATTTTAGAATTAGTATGTAAAAAAGTTTTTGCAACAATAGCCATTATTTACCTTCCTTCTTCTTAGATTTCTTTGCTACTTTTTTAAGTTCTTTTCCATCTTTATCACACTCAACAAATCTATCTTTTAATGATTCCATATCGTGTGTTGGGATCACTTGAATAACTACCCCATTTGGTTTTTTAAAAAATCTTTCCATTTTTTCTCCTTATAAAACGAGGGGAGCTTTTACACTCCCCTCAATTAATCAGTTATTATGAAACATCTGACAAGATATAAACACCAAAACCATCGTGTATCTCTATCTCGCCCCAGAATCCAGTAGCAACATATTCTGTTGTTCTGAATGAAGCGTTACGTTCTGTTTCTATTCTCATTAATCCTTCAGGACCAATCGCTAATCCAACAGCACCTTTACTAAAAGCAAAACCAGCAGCATCGCCACCTGATCCTACATTCTCGTTTATTTGGTCTGACCAATAAACATCAAAACCAGCAATAGAGCCTACAACACCATTAGCTAATTTAGTTTGTGCTAGTGGATTATCTGCTTGAACTCCAGCAGATGGATCAATCAATAATCCTGATAAACCTTTAGCACCCCAAACTTGTTTAGGAGATAATACTAGATTATAAGGCATTGGAGCACCTGCTGCTCTTAATTGTCGCATAGATCCAAATATGTGGTCTAATGCTAATGCTGTTCCTGCTCCACATTCAGTTTGACTAAATGCTTCGCCAAGTGTAACTAGATCATCATCAAGTTTTGCTGCAACTGCGTTTCCTAATACTGCTCCAACATTTCCTGTGTAGTCCTCTGCACTACCCATAGCTGCTAAATCAGACACATCTGTTCTGATAACGTGCTCTGATACTGTTACACTTCTAGCAGCAGTATCAATAGATGTCATTGTTGTATAATCTGCACCATCAGTTCCTGCTCCAACATCACTTGATCCAATCTTTGTATAATCTACAAATTGAACTGTAATAGCACCTTTAACAGCTTGTTTTGAAGTAACAAGTGGAAGCATTACATTAGAGTGATTGAAAGCAACAACTGCATCGCCAATAATCTTACCTAGACCACCAACTGTTCTACCTGATCCTGTGTCCGATACTGCATCAGCCATAAGATGATTACCTGCATAACCATTCTGTGTCCAACCTTGTAACTTATTTAATAAATTAATCATAATTTATAACCTACCTTTTCAATTTAATTTTTTATTATTTTACCATTCTTATCAAAACTAACGCCACCAAACAATCCTATTGAGTTGCTTGTTAATGATTTCCCTTGCTGTTGCCTATTGGCTCTTTCTTCAAGTTCATCTACATAAGTATCAAAATTCATATCTTGACCTTTATATTTAACATCACAATCTCCATCAGATTTCTTATCTAACTTCATATCATTCTTTGGATCAAGATCAACTCCGAATATTTCGCTATGTTTCTTACTCGTAGGCAATCTTTATTCCTTGTCCACCCAATGTGTCGTTAGCTTTTTTATATCCTTCAGGATCTTTAGTAGCCCATTCTTGATAAGAACTATACCCACCAAAATCTCCTGTTCCCTTTGTAGAGTTCGCAGGTCTTTGATTTGGTGTGCCTACTGTGTTAGTTTGCGTAACCCTGTTTGCAAACTTCTCCAACTTAGCGAGTGATAGATCTTCTGCAATTAGTTTATCGTCATCATTCGTTATTGTTTCCATGATCGATGCTCGTTTGTTGGTCTTGTAATCATTCCATGCAGTAGAATCAGCTTTGTATTTCTCTAATTCTTTGCCTTGCTCCTCTAGAAGTGTTTTATACTCGCCTTGCTTTTCTAGTTCCTTCTTTCTAGCAGTTTCCTGCTTTGCTTGAAGTTCCTCTAACTGAGCCTTATAAGAATCACCTCTTTCAGTAGCTTTGTGCTTTTGAGCAACTACCTCATCTAATCTAGCTTTTGGAATACCATGTTCATTTGTTGCAGCTTTTGTGCTGTCATTTGTTTCGCTGTTGTTATCAGCTATGGGTGTGTTTTCTTGTTCAGTCATTTTTAGTTCCTCTTTTGTGAGTTTTTAGTAACAAAATCTTATACATATAATAGTTATAAATTCCAATCAAATAAAATAGTTATTTTCCAATCTTGATCTTGACTTTCTTGTTCTTTGGAAATTGTCGCTTGATTTCTTTGTCTACTCTAGCATCTATCATTTTAATAATATTCTTGGGGAATGGCTGTCTGTCATCAGTTACTTTTCTTCCCATCTTAGCTAAATGATTAACCCTTGATCCATGAGCTGCCCACCTTACTGAAGCAGAGTTGCTAGTATGTGATGGCTTTGCATCATCTCTAAAATCCCCAGTTAATACAGGAGATGTCTTGTTTGCAAATGCACTTTCTTGTCTAGGAAAAGAATCTGCTCTTTTTCTTGTTCCATACTCTGTGGTATATCCCTTAAATCCACTACCAAACACATCTTTGCCTTTGTCAAATGTATGATTAACATAATCTTTTCTAATTACATTAGCTAGGCTCTTAAAGAACATCTTGTCAAGCATCTGACCTCACATCCCTGCTTTCATCTGATGCTTCTACAGGCATCCATTGATGTCTACAATTAAATCCACCCCTATCAATTAAATAATTAGCACCAAGTGCTTCTATTTGTTTTTTCGTCATCGCACCTCTCCCCCATAATTGTAAGCATATTGGTCGTGTTCTATCATCTATCGCACCTACATATCTATACTTTGTATTCTCTGGAGATTCATCTATCATTATCTTCCCAACAGATGCAGAGTAATCATTCAGTCCAGTCGTTACAAGCGTTCTCATCTGCCTATTAGATAGCCCTGCCTGTTGTTGAATGGCTTGGAATATGCCTTGCTCTGTTGCTTCTCCTAATACTCCCTTGACAAGCTCTGTCTTTATAACCCCACTCATCTTTCCCAAGCTATCTGCGAATGATGACTGACTGAAGTTGGTTAATGCTTGTAGGGTGTTTTCTGTAACCTCTGCAAATAAGGTCATATCAGCAAGGATTTGTGTATGTGCTGCATTATATCCATTGATTATGTTTTGTGCCTTTACCCTAACGATTTGCTCTATATCAAGCTGATCCAGAGCCAACAAGAACTCATCAATCGTTGTAAATCGTCTATCTTTGGATAGTTTGCGTAGATCCCTGACCATTTCTTGTTGTAAGGTTTCAACCTGAGTTGCTATTGTATCTGCTACATTGTCTATATAGTTCTGATTAGCCATTATGCAACTGGTTTAGTTAGTGCTTCAAGTAACGAGCCATTAGGAGTGGTTTCTTCTACTTTAGTTTCTGCTACTCGTTCATCGAGATATGCCTGTGCTGTTTCTCTATCAGGGTAT